AGCAGGCTTGCTTCCCATGACTTCTTTAATTTGCTCACCGGGCTTGCGTAGTGTTTTCATCTCGCTAGTGTTCGCATCGAACCCTAGCAAGGTATTGCCTTTGATACTGAACACTTTGCTGTACTCGTCAGCAATATAGTGATGTAGTTTACGCTTACCTGTATCGTAAACCCATGCCTCACTAGCACCGTGCAGTTTCGTAGGATGTACGCTAACTAAATCAAGTTTACTTGCAACATCCTTGAACAACTTCAAGTATTTCAGTTTAGCAACAATCTTTTCTACAGGCACTGCCTTGCGTTTACGCGGGGCCTTGCTTGCTTTCTTGATGCTGATATAGCTGTTCAAGTCACCTAACACACCGTCAATAAATTTTAGGATGTTACGAATCTGAATCTTACCTAAGAACGCATAACCCTCTTTAAGAGACTCGTCACCGTCACTTAGTCGCTGGAATTCATCTTGCTTACGTTTCCAGATTTCAACAATGATTGGGATATGTTGTGGCATGACATTGTATTTTGCAACAATGTCAACTGTCTTTTCTGACGCTTTACCTTTAGTAACAAAATCGTCAATCATCCCTTCCATTTCTCCCGCAGCATCTCGTGCCTTTTCTTTCAGAATTTCCTGAATGTTGGGGCGTGTTGCAACCACTTCTTCTTTTACAATACTGGTTGCGCTAGTTTTTGTTTCTGTAGAATTCAATGATTTGACTAGTCTTCCAATATCATTTTGCAATGTCAATTCTTCATGCTCGGTCAATTCTAGACCGCGCATTGTCATACGTGCTACCCAGCACAATGTAATAATGAATTCGCTTTCGTGGACCTTACGAACCAACTTAGCCTGGTCTGTTCGTTTATTGTAATCTAGATATTGACACAATAGTTCTTTTGCGTCTTTTTTAGTATAGAATCGGGTATACCATGTAAAACTTCTAGCAAGTGCTGAAAATCTTGCTTCAGGTTCGGGCTGGGTCGGGAAGAACGGTTCTTCACCCATATATTTTGTATCGGCATCCCTAGGGTTGAGTGCTTTTACAAAATGATCGTCTGTATGCTTACGTGTAGCCATGAATTACTCCAAAGTTTCAATTGAATACGTATTATAGCACAAGAACCATTTAATGTCAAGTTTTTGGTAATACGCCGTCGTCTGTATTTACGATAAATAAGTAATAAGGTAGGTTAATTATGCCCCGGCTTTCACTTTGGCGTCCCAATAAAACTAATGATTATAACTTTTTTGATAAGATAATATCAGAACAGTTCACCGCAGGTTCCACAGATTTGTATATACATAAGTATATGGGTCCTACAAGTCAAGGTCCATCCATTGATGCTACTCAACCTGAATACGATGTGTTAGCCCCAACTAACATACAAGATTTGTTATTCCTAGAAAACCGTGACAGAACATATGACCCAAATGTCTATCGTTTACGTGGACATTATAATGTTCAGAATTTAGACTTTGACCTAAGTCAGTTTGGATTGTTTTTAAACAATGATATTATATTCATTACGGTTCACTATAATGATATGATTCAATTAGTTGGTCGCAAATTAATGGTAGGAGATGTAATTGAGTTACCTCATTTATTAGATTACAATCCACTAAACGAAACCATACCTGTTGCACTAAAACGTTTTATGCAGATTACTGATGCTAACTATGCAAGTGAAGGATTTAGTCCAACTTGGTTCCCTCACTTATGGCGTATCAAATGTGAACCACTCGTTGATAGTGAAGAATTTAGTCAGATATTAACTGCTCCTATTGACCAAGATACTTATTTAGGTATATGGGATAAAGATAAAACATATCCCGCAGGGTATGTAATTACGTATGGTGATAAAAATTATAAAGCATTAATTGATGTACCTGTAGGGATATATCCACCTGATCCTACATATTGGCAGTTAGATACTGCGGATAATCTTAAAGATATCCTTGCTACTTACAATAAAAATATTGCAATCAATGATGCTGCTTTACGTGAAGCAGAACGTCTTGTACCCAAGGCAGGTTACGATAGAAGCAATTTATATATTGTACCTACATACGGTGAATACTCAAGTGACGGTGTATTATCAAATGCTATCAATAATCCTGCACCCCCGGTTGGGGTTAATACAGACGGCGGTTCTCCAGTTCCAACTGGTACTGTAATGATGGTTCGTAATCCTAATTTCAGAAATCCTAGCCCAGTAATTAAGATATCCAAATCAGCAATAAAGAATATTTGGGATATGACGGCTGACATTGGTTATGATAAGTTAGATATTTTTAACACAGTTAATTTAGAAACAGTTACATTGGCCCCACAACGAACCGATACTAATTCAGGTCAGGTAAGCGGGAACAAAGTATTAACTGTATATTCAATGGGACAAATTACTGGACCATATGGTACTGCTGATAACACGTATGCAACCGCCGATGCTAATCCAGAATTGCCAGGATTTACGGGAACAATTAGTCAATCAATGGATTGGAGAGCAGATTGTGATCCAGCATTCCAATTCATTGCACGTAGTAGCCCAAGAAGTTTTGGATACACCACAGGCTATTTAGATGGTACAGGGGAAGCACCAAATGGATTGCCAACTGGTGCTGGCATAAGTTTCCCACAAAATCCACAAGTCGGAGATTACTTCTTACGTATTGATTACTTCCCTCAATTGTTATATCGTTGGGACGGTAGGATGTGGGTTAGAATATCTAAAAATGTTAGAACACCTACAGGCATGACAGCCGCAGATCAATCACAGAAGTCTAGCTTTATTAATGATAGAGCGCAAACAAAACTTACAGATGGCACATATGTGCCACAACGTCAAGCATTGTCAACTATTTTAGGATTGACACCTGACCCGTTACCCCCAGTAGTATAAAGAGTATATAATGGCAGATTTTTTCTATGATAATCAGGTACGCAGATTTTTAATTCAATTTGCGAAAATTTTCAGTAACTGGCAAGTTACTAAAGGCAAAGACCCAGCCGGGAATGAAATATTAGTTCGTGTGCCGGTTATGTATGGTGATAGCAGTAGACAGGCATCAACTATCCTCGCTAACAATAGTGCAAGTAATTTACCTAGTGCACCGTTGATAACTTATTACATTACTGGTTTAGAATACGATCAAAAACGAACGCAAGATCCTACATTTATTGATAAGATACAAGTTCGACAACGATCTTATAATAGCGAAACACAAGAATATGAAAGTGTGCAGGGTCAGGCGTTTACTGTTGAAAGATTAATGCCAGTTCCGTATACATTAAGAATGTCGGTCGATTTTTGGACTACAAACTATAATCAAAAACTACAATTGATAGAACAATTAGGTACACTATTCAATCCTGCATTAGAGATACAAAGTACTGATAACTTTATTGATTGGACTAGTTTAAGTGTTGTATACCAAGATGGATTAACTTTTAGTAGTCGCAGTATTCCAGTTGGCACAGGTAATCCAATCGATGTTATGAGTTGGAAATTCTATATGCCAATATGGATAAGTACAGCAAGTAAACTTAAAAAGATGGGTGTTATTGAGAAAATTATTGCATCGATTTTTAAAGGCAATGCATTGACTGATATACAAGATGATGATTTGTTGTTAGGAACAAGACAAAAAATTACACCATATGGTTATAAAGTATTATTAATAGGAAACACCTTACAGATATTACCTCAGGCTGTTGCATTCTATCCTGGTAACAATAATTTAGATTTACCACCCAATCCAGATACAGATATATATTGGTCTAGTGTACTAAACGTATACGGCACAGTTAAGCCGGGCATTAGTCAAATATGGTTACAAAATCCATATATGACTACTGATATTGTTGGTACTATTGTACCCAATCCAAATGATGATAGATTATTAATATATAACATTGACCCGGATACATTACCACAAAATACATTGGATCCAGTTGATGGTGTGATCAACCCTCAATTGACAGGACCAAACGCAGGGTTGCCAGGACCAGTTAATGGGCGTAGATATTTGTTAGTAGATAACATTGGTGCTCCCGGTGATAGCACAGTCGCTTGGGGTACGGTAGTTGCTTTTGCTAATGACATTATTGAATACAATGCAAGTACCGGACAATGGTTTGTTAGTTTTGATAGTACTATTGCAACCCCAACAACATTAGAATATGTAACAAACTTGACAACCAATGTTCAATATCGTTTTGTAGACGATACTTGGATGAAATCATTTGAAGGCTGGTACGATCAAGGGGATTATTCTATCGTCATCTAATACTGTGATAAATCATAGTATGAGCAATACATCAGCCGGAGTTTTCTTTTATAGTAGTAAAACAAACCGTTACCTATATCTATTACGCACAGATAACAAAAACCCCGGTAACTGGGGTATTCCAGGCGGAAAGATAGAAGATGATGAAACATTGTTTGAGGGCATTGCTAGAGAATGCCAAGAAGAAATAGGAATGTTTCCAACTAATGCAAAACTAGTACCTATACAGAAATTTATCAATCATACATTCATTTATCATACATTCTTTTGTGAAGTAAGTGATGAGTTTGTACCAATACTAAATGAAGAACATTGTGGATATGCATGGGTAGGAGATAATCAATATCCTAAACCATTACATCCTGGATTGTTCAGTACAGTAAACTTTGATGTTGTGCAAGAAAAACTAAAGACACTTACAAAAAAAGAGACCTAAGTCTCTTTTTTTATTTTAATAATGCTGACACTGTGGGGAATCCCATAGAGCCAATTATTATGCCGGCTCCCATCATCATCCATCGCCATTTCTCTAATACTGAAATCTTGCCAGCTAACTCAGTGTGTTCTTTGACATCCTGCTCACGCATAGATTTTAGCATTTTTCTAGTTTCTTCTGCGTTGGCTTCAATCATATCATGTAGTGCTTTCAGATCCACTTTAAGTTCCCCGATTTTTTCTTCAAGGTTCTTAACTTGGATCTGAAGTACCGCAATTTCAGTTTCAGGTTGCATTTTAGTAGCCTTATTTGCTGCGGTTGCCATGATTATGCACTTGCAATAGTAACTAATTCATACGGTTGACCGTTGGTCGCATTAGCTGCTGCCGCTGTATTGAATGTTGCAAATACTGGAGTAGAATTTTGGAACACAATATTACCAGTAGCAATAGGACCTGAAGTAGCAGTAAACAACTCACCAGTGTGGTCAGATAGACTTTGAACTGTTTGAGTAGAACTATTAGCATATGTAGCAAGAATACGCATTGAGTTTGGTGTCAATGCTGTATTTGCAACATTTGCTGTATAGCATTGCGTTGTTAAGCCAGTTACTGTACCGTGTACTAAATACTTTTGCTTACCTTTTTGACGAACAATATAACCTGCTTCATCATTAGCATAAACAAATGATGCGTTCGTAAAGTTTACAGGAGGTGTAGCAACCAATACAGTTACATCAATTCTAGCGTTTGCAGTATCAGTGCCAGTTGTAAGTCCTTTTGGGGGACCGTATTGTTCATCGGATACTGTAAATGCAGATGCGTTGGAAATAGTTTTAACAAAGTACTGATAATTTGCAACCAAACCACCTGTATTTGCACTGAATATAACTGGTGCGCCAACAAACAATGTTTGAGCATTGCCT